ATGTGGAACAATGACTGGAAAAAAGGAGAAGATTACCCTGCGTGGGGTGATAACGACGTATACAAAAAGACTATATCCGGGGGATATTTATTCGACGGAGAAACGCCTCGTGAAGCATACCAAAGAGTCACTAAAACAGTTGCTCGAAGGTTATATAAACCTGAAATGGCTGAAACGTTTTTTAATTATATTTGGAATGGCTGGCTTTGCTTGGCTAGTCCGGTACTCTCCAACACAGGGACTGATCGCGGCTTACCTATTAGTTGTTTTGGTATTGATGTTGCTGATTCGATCCAAGATATTGGACAAAAAAATCTAGAAATGATGCTACTCGCTAAGCATGGCGGTGGAGTTGGTATCGGTATTAATCAAGTTAGACCCGCTGGCAGTAAAATAACAGGTAATGGAACATCGGATGGAGTTATACCCTTCTGCAAGATTTATGACTCAACTATTCTTGCAACTAATCAAGGGTCAGTCAGAAGAGGTGCTGCCTCAGTTAACATCAACATTGAGCACGATGATTTCGAAGAATGGCTTGAAATCAGAGAACCAAAAGGAGATGTTAATAGACAATCGCTTAACCTACATCAATGCGCAATTGTTGGCGATAAATTTATGCGTAAGCTTGAACAAGGAGATGCTGAAGCTAGGAATAGATGGAGCAAACTTCTTAGAAAGCGAAAAGCAACTGGAGAGCCGTATATTATGTTTAAAGGGAATGTTAACAAAGCAAATCCAGAAGCATATAAACAAAACGGTTTAAAAGTTCATATGACTAACATATGTTCTGAAATTACATTACACACTGATGAAAGCCATAGCTTTGTATGTTGCTTATCATCATTAAATTTAGCTAAATATGAAGAATGGAAAGACACTAACCTTATATATGACGCCACTTGGTTTCTTGATGGAGTTATGGAGGAATTTATTCAACGAGCAAAAGGTCTTAGAGGATTCGAGAACTCTGTACGATCTGCGCAGAAAGGGAGAGCATTGGGCTTGGGAGTCCTCGGATGGCATACGTATCTCCAGGAGAAAGGCATTCCTTTCGAGGGTTTATTGGCTCAGTTTGAAACTAGGAAAATATTTTCACAGATTAAAATTGAAAGTGAAAGAGCCTCCAGGAATCTTGCTGAAGTGTATGGCGAACCTTTATGGTGTGTCGGCACTGGTATGCGTAATACTCACTTGCGTGCTGTTGCTCCCACTGTTAGTAATAGTAAGCTTAGCGGGAATGTTTCGCCAGGAATAGAACCCTGGGCCGCAAATGTATTCACAGAGCAAGGAGCAAACGGAACTTTCATTAGAAAGAATCCTACATTAGTTAAACTATTAAGAAAGCATAAGCTAAACAATGAAAAAATCTGGAGTAAAATATTGGCTGACGGAGGTAGTGTTCAAGATATCGTGGAGCTTGATAATATTACTGTGGGCCACGACATACCTGCTAAGGAAGTGTTTAAAACGTTTAAGGAAATTAATCAATTAGAATTAGTTAATCAAGCGGGACTTAGGCAACAATACATAGATCAGTCTGTTAGTTTAAACTTAGCTTTCCCTTCTACTGCTACACCAAAGTGGTTGAACAAAGTTCATTTTCAAGCTTGGAAAAACGGTATTAAAACTTTATACTATACTAGGACTGAAAGTGTTTTACGTGGGGATATTGCAGCTGCAGCTATGAATGAAGATTGTTTAGCATGTGATGGCTAAAGGCTAAAAGTTATAACTTTATGCTATGCATATTAATTAAAAAAGGGCTCTCAATACGAGGGCCCTTTCTTGGTTACAGGAATTTTGGGTATGGTACGCCCAGTGTGTTATTCCTTGTATTTGTGGAACGTTAATTTATACATTAGCTTATTCCATTGATGCTGCAAATTGTTAATAAATTTTTTCATAGCTTACTTTTTTTTAATTTTTACGCAGTTATTAACCATTTTAGTTTTACCGCTAGCTGTTTTTTTACCGCTAGGAGATTTTTTTTTGCCTTTAGGTTCATAACCTATCCAGCAAGTCATTTTTTTGTAAAGTGGTGTTTCCATATCTTTATTTTTTATTTGTTTTACTCCATCGAGCTCTTGTTCCTCTGATATCTACATGTGTAAATGTATTGTATATGCCTACACCTCCTAATGTAAATGATTCGTTTTTCATTAAATCATCTGTAATAGTAGCTATTTCGCTAGGGCTAAAAGCTTTTGACTTAATATCTGCGGCTTTACCTTTTAAATGTTGTGAATTTGTAGATCCACCGACGTCAGCATTATGTTCTTTGCAACGATAAGCATTGGTTAAATCTAATCTACCAACGGTATCTCTTAAAACCTGTAGGTTATCCGCCAATTCGCTTATGTTTTTCTTTACAAACTCAGGCATTTTACAACCGCACTTGCACTCAAACTCTTCTAAATTAAAATTACTTGTTAACTTCATACTAAAATCCTTTTTTGCTTCCAAATCCCTTTTTGCTACCAAAACCTTTTTTGCTTCCAGAGCTTTTCGAACTAACTGTTCTTGTTGAAACTGTTTTTGGTTTTTTACTTTCTGCTTTTATCAAATCAAATTCTTCGTTCTTAGCTCCAACATTCCATGTCCTCCAACCTAAACCTAATGCTATTCTTTGAAACACACTGTTCCTAGCATCTAGCATTTCAGCAACACCTTTTGCTTCTGCTAAAGCTCTATCTAAAGGTAAATTAAGAGCAGCGGATCCTACGTTGGCTAGTATACTGTATGTTGATGACGGATTAAATCTACCATCTATAGTAACCGACCAAGGGTGTTTTTCTATAACAGCTTTGTCAAATTGATACGTTTGAATACCAGAATATACTTTTCTAAGTTTAGATCCAATAGCTGGCGATAAGTTTGCTAGCTCAAGAATTGTTTTTGTTTGATCCCCTATAAAACCTTTTTCATCTTCTTTTTTCCATATAGCGTATGAATTCTTTAATGTAGTAAAGATTGCTCCATATATACCAGTACCTCTTACCACGGAATCAGACATCCCATTTAATATATCTGCAGCTTTTTTCTCTAAAGCAACTTCTTTTTTATCTTTGTCTTCTTCTTCATCCTCGTCAAACCCAGGTATTAATGCAAATGCCGTTTTTGAAAGTGCATTAAACAAAAAGTTTTGCACAGCTCCAAAATAAAGTATCTTTGATATATGTGTCTTTGCGTCTCCACGTCCATTTACAAGATCCTGACCAGACTTTTTCATCAATCTAGTGTATTGCATTGTTGTGTTCTGAAACGATAAGATAAGACGTCCCGCAACGCTTCGCTGTTGTTGAGATACCAATGCTGGATCACCTGACTGCTGAGCTTCATCTGATAGTTTACTAAAATCTTGAAAAGCTTTTGTTTCAGCATCTTTTAAATCCATTCCTTCTTTCGTATAGGTCTTAACCCGGTTACGATACATAGAAGCACCACCTAGTGAAATAGCAAAGCTATCCGCAATCTGTGTTGGCGTAAACCCTATCTTTAATATATAAGCTATAATAGCTTGAGCTTTGTCCTGAGAATTCTTAGCCGCATTAGCAATTTCCGCTTCTTGAACATCTGACTTTAAACCACCTCTACGTTGTTTTAATTTATTTGAGTTAAAAATCATTGCAAAATCTTTCCAGTACTGAGGTTGATTTGCAAAAGCCAATGCAGCTTTAGCTGGGTTATTATCAGACCAGTTTATAAAGTTGGCTGACGAAAGAGTCTGTAGTATAGCTGATCTTCTGTTGAAGAACATTATTGTACCAATAGAATTGTTAACCCAATTTGTCCATTTACTTGTTATAGCATCACCGCCTTGATTTGAACTATTACTACCAGACTTCATTGCGGAAATAGCGTTTTCAATTGCTTTCCTTGAAGCTTCACCATACAATGCTTCAACTTTGTTTAAATTCTTTTCGCTAAATACGATATCAACGTTTTCAATAAACTCAGTTAAGTATTCTTTTCTATTTGTTTTTTCAGTTAAATTATTTAGATCGCTTAAAGTTGTTTGAGCCAACCAATGTTCTCCTGGTTCTGGCCATGAGTCTTTCTTAGATACTATTAATAATCCGTCTGCAAAACTGCTTAGTTCAGGATCATTGGCTACAATATCGTTTAATTTCTTGTTATCTCTTTTAGATAGACCTGGTATTTCATTGCCGGCCTTGTTCCACAAATATACTCTAACAGCAGCATCGTAAGTATATTGCTCACCTTTAATCAACTTGTTTAATTTTTTCTTAACAGGTTTAAACATGCTAAGTAAAGCTTTTGTGTCCTCTTTAATTGTCTGTCTTGCTGATTCTAATGCTGCAACACCTTGGAAATAAGGATCCATCAAACTTTCTTCAAAAAACTTTTGATCAGCTTCACCCTGCTTTCCTTTACCTGCAAATTTGTATTGAGTTAATCCTCTAAAATCTTCTGCTGAAGGAGATATAAAGAACTTCCATTTACCTGTTTTTTTACCTCTTCTTTTAGCTGTTGCTTTAGAGAATTCTTTGAACGACTCAACACCCTTCTGGCGCTGTATCATGTTATTAAACTTAGTATCTAAGCTTTGTGAAAATTTAACCTTAGCTAATTGAACTTTGCCTTTAACATCGAAAGTATTTAAAGCGTTTTTAACCGCTTTAACATTTCCTGTATGATCATCAGCAAAATAGAAGTCATTGTAGCCATCAGCTACTTTACCTACAACCCAATCAGCTTTAGCTTTAGGTGTTCCGTTGCCTAATCCAGTAATATTTTCTAAAGGTATATCTAACCCTAGTTCACTAAGAAATTCTTGAATAGGACCAGCAGCATCAGCAGGCCTTGCTGTTAAAACAAACACATCTTTAGTTCCTCTTTTGTCTGCTATAATTTTAGCAACTTCAAACAAAGGTCCTTTTTTACCGTCCATTACTTTACTAAACTCAGAGAAATCCCATTGAGCACCCTCGGCTTCCATCTTACCTGCGTCTTTAGCAAAAGTAGCAGCGTCAATTTTGCCTTGTTCTTTTATAGATTTTTTATCAAAAACTACAATATTGTCAGTGTCTTTACCGCTTTTTAAATCTGAATCAGTAAATCTTGAAGCTTTAATTCCTTTACTTGCAAGAGCTTTTGTTAGCTTGTTTAAGTCTGATTTAGAAAATGATTGTTCAAACCTGTCGTCAATTAGTTCGTATAAACGAGAATCGTCTACAGTCCAGCCTTCTGCTTTAGGTTGTATACCTAATTCTCTAATAACTTCAAAAACAGCTTTTTCCGACGCAATGTCGCTTTCATTTAAAGCAAATCCGTTTACTTCCCCGTAATTTCCTTTAGCGTATTCACTCGCTTGAGACTTGTCTTGTGAAAAGTATGCAAAACTTCCGGTGATATTTTTAATAGATCTTATGCTGCCTCCGTGATAAATTGCTGTTTCTCCAGGCATTGTGTATAACACGCTGCTTTTAGTTTGAGCTAATGTATCATCAAAATCAAATACTCGTATTTTTTTAATTGATTTAGACCATTTATTACTCCTAGCATTATTGATAGCCTTTTGCTCTGTTTTTACAGGAGCAAGGTTAGCTTTCATTTCTTGGTTTAATTGTGCGCCAAGGGCTCCAGCTGGGCTTAATAGCGTATTGGTTTTAGCATCATAAAAAGTTACTCCAGCTTTATTCATTTCCTGGATCATTTCCGCATACCTAGTTGTCATAACGCCTGCTCCACGAATATAATTAAGACCCATAAGTGATTGCAGTTTATTTCTTACTAGGCCCTTGTCCATGCCCTCCGTAATAAAAGCTGTGTCAAAATCAGAAAGCTCTTCTGTTAGAATATCCAAGTCTGCTTTTTTGCCGGTCATAGAATATATATAAGCTGCGATAGCTACTCTATTGGCAGGCTTAGTATGTTCAAACACACCTTTATCAACCTTTCCGTCTTTTCTTCCAAAACCAAGTTTTACTAAATCCTTTAGACTAAGCAGTGTGCCATCTAATCTAGCAGGCATCCACCTAGGAGCTGAGGTAATTTTACCTAATCCATCCATTGCTGCAAAAGGAGATCTACTAAGAGTTCTTTGAGCCGCTGAGGATATATCTGCTTTGTTAAGCGCTTCTATAAATGTTATTAAGCTAGCCTGGTATTCTTTTTTACCTTCTTGTAATTCTTGTAAGTATGCTTTTTTACCCTCGTTATCTAACTTATTGTACGCAGATTTATCTTTTGACCAGAAATTTTTAGTATAAGCGTCGGTCCTAGTGGACACTTTATCTCCCATTTCAATGCCTTTAAGGAAATTCTGTTCAAAATCAGCTACACTAACCATAAAAGACCCTCTATCCTCAACTTGCGTAGTCGGCATTTCGGTTTCTTTGTCTTTTTTATAATTTACCTTGCCTAAATCGTCTTTTACTAAAACAATACTATTAGGGGTAGCTCTGGTTTTTCCGTCCTTATTTAGCTTGCCTTTAAAACCGCCTAGTCCACTAGGGCTATAAATAGCTACAAATATATTCTTGATTTCATTACCAGTGAAACCTTTAGCGGCCAGTACATCTACAACCTTTTTAGCTGCTTCTCTGCCTTCGTTTATTCCTAATAATGTTTTGGTGTCAAGCTTTATATCTACACCATCAATTATCTGTTGAGCGGTAGCGTAACTATTCCCCCTAGTAAGACCTTCTTTAGTGTTTTCTTGTATATACTTAAGCGTTTTAAGCACACCTTCAGCTTCTTGTACTCTTTTAATACCAATTTCTCCAAAAGGTTTAAATGTATAATCTTTACTTAGTTGAGCTGCTATTGTTTTTAAATCACCTATTTTAAGGCCTTCTATTCGAAATTCCTCAAAGTGAGCTACTAAAGAGGTGTAAAGAGGCCTTTCATTATTAGGATCGTTAGCATGCATGAAAAACCTATTTTTAAATTCTTCTGTATTTATGCCGTCTACAATGTCAGATACAACTTCTAGCTCTATTGCTTTTAAAGAAAACTTAACCGTACCTCTTTCAGCATCTCTAGATATTTGTTCTACAAAATTATCAACTAAAACTTCATTTAAAGCAGTTTGATTTTCTTTAAAAGCCCTACGCACGTCACTGTTTTCATTCGCAAGCTCTTTAGCTAGTACTTCAAAGCCAGCCTCTTCGGCTAACGCTTTTCCTAATGATTCTCTTTTACCTCGTATAACTTTTCCGTCGCTACCAACAAAATTTGCTACAAAGTCTTCATTGCTAATGCTATCTTCGAATTTACCTTCTTTATTTTCAACTTGTATCGCTCTCCTAACTATTTCGTTACCAGAGGTGCCTCCTTTTTTATTAGTGGAAACCTTTTCTCGATCAATTTTTTTACCTTTCCATTCTGAGTAAGGAACAAAATTTGGCTTAAAAATATCATTACCATTACTATCTTTCTTTCTTTTACCGTCACTATCTAAAACGTAAGTTCCTCCTACAGATTTTTCTATAGCAGTAGGTATAGCTGTCTGTAAATAAGTGGTTGTCATGTTTTCAAGAATAGATTTTTTATTATCTATCAAGTAAGTTTGATATGAACCATCCTTAGGGTTACCCATTCTATCTATAAGCTGCTTAGGAAGAGCTTTTGGATCTTTAACAACATTACCTATAGCTTTTTTAATTTCAGCTATTAGAGGCGTTGTTTGAGCGTTGGCTCCTTTAGGCCTAGTAGATAATTTTGAAGTTAATTTTGAAGTTATATCAACAAGTTTTGTTTTTATTTCATTTACAACAAAGCTAGGAATCATCTTAGAATTGTTGATTAAAGAAGCGTAGGTTTTTCTGTTGTCTGCGGTTGGTCCAGAGCTTTCTTCGTTAGCTATACTTTGCGCTTGTTTGTTGTCAAGATCCGTTTGATTTTTTAGTTTTACCGCCGCTATAGCTAATTCTTTTTCTGCATCAAGTCTCCTAAACTGTATATTTGAAAACACCCACTCCCCAAAAGTAATAGGAACTTTGCTATCTGTTTTTCTTTTTGCTGCGGGATCGTAAGTTAACCACCCTCTACGTATTCTTTCTAAAGTTATTCGAAATTTATCCCCTCCACCTACTTTCTTTTTAATTTGAACATAAATAAGCCCGTTAGGCTTAAGAGCGTCATTAATAGCTTCACCAACTTCCTCATTTTCTTTTAGCTCTTTGTTGGTCTTAATTTCTTTAGGAACCAAAGCGTTTAATTGGCCTATAACTTGGTCTTCACCAATATCGAATTCCGTTTTTTTCTTAGGTTTAGACGCTTCTTTCCTTTTAGCCGCTCTAATTTTAACCTCTAAATTAGATTTAGCAGCATTAAAACTAGCATCGTCATAGTCAAAGTCGGCTTTATCTAAGCTATCAAGCTCGTTTTGAAGAGTGCTTACTTGTGATACAGAAAATTTTACTTTTGCAGCCTTAGGTGGTTTTCTAGATATTATAAATGTATTATTTTTATAAGCAAAACTACCTCCTATTTTGTCAGCTAACGCTTGCCCTAGTGTTTTATATAATCTAATTCTACTAGGCTCTTTAGCTGTAAATATAACGCCTTCTATTTTTTTCTTTTTAGCTAAGTAATCAACTAAACCATTACCAGCAACACTAAAAACTTCAAGAGCGTTTCCTGTGCCTGTAATGTCTTTACCAAGTTCTGCGTCTCCAAATTCATAATGGAAAAATCTTTCAGAGCTTTCAATACCATCACCGTCTTTATCTTCAGATATACCTAGCTCTTTAGCTATGTCTTCTATATCCTGGTATGTTTTACCTTCATCAAACTCCATAAAAGCAGTTTCTTCTAGGGTCATTTTAAAATCTCTTTCGCCAACTTTGAAGTTAGTTTCTATAGCATCATCTGTTTGCTTCCATTTCAAATCCTGTTTAGCATTAAGACTAAAGCTGGCTTTGTCTTTTCCTGATGCAGCATCTTTATCCCCTTTAGCAAAATCTTTTAATTTACCTTTAAAGCTACCTTTACTAAAAGCCTTATTGTAATCCACTATAAAGTTCTTTACACCTTCGGCACTGTCAAATTTTATATTCTTTATACCTATGTTTTGAAATATTTGTCTAAAATAATCTCCAATTTTTGATATATTTGTTTTATTTAATTTTACATCTTTTCTGGTTATAGCTTCAGAAAACAAAGGTAGTATTTCTTCAAAGAAATCATTAACGCTTAAATCCCCTTCAAGCATCATTTTCCTGTAAGACTTAATTCTAGCGTCAAGCTCACCTCCCCCTTGCTCGTTTTTAATCATGGATTCCACTTCATTTAAAAGCAATGATCCCGCATCTCTTATTAGTTCAGGTTTGGAATTTAAAGCCGCTTTTAAAACTTTATGTAAAAATTCATGCTGACCAGTTGTTACAAAGCTATCCTTTAAAGCAGATTGTTTATTTACTATAAGAACTTCTTTACCGTCTGCGGTTGTAATAAATGTGCCGTAATTATTTTTACTTTCTTCGGCCCACTTTTCTATAGCTTCTGGCCCTTTGTCAGCTATATCACTGGGCGCATTTTTTATTAAAAAATCTTTCATTTTAACGTCAGCATCTCCATCTATGTCATCGTCAAATATTATTGTTTCATCAACTTTAATACCTGTAGAGTTTAATGATTTGCTAACATTATTTATATCTTTATCAAATTTATTAGCTATGTCCCTTTTAACTCCACTTGTTTCTATTTGAGAATCAATTAACTTAATTTTGTCATTGATAGCGGGATGAAAAGCCGTATCAGTTGTTTTCTTTTTAGAAATTAATTTTTGTTTTTTTAGTAATAAATCTATTTGATCAGATGTAACATTTTCTGGAGAAGAATCTATAGCTTTATGTATATCTAAAGCAAATTGTCTAGCTTCAGTTAATTGTTTTTTAATCTCAGGATCTTTAACTTTCTGAGCCATAGTAGTTAATTGAAGATCTACCGAGGCTATGTTTCCTTTTATCTGGTTGTATATAAGTTTTTTCTGGTTACTAAATGTTTTAGCTGATCCCGAAAGACCCATACCCCCACTAAGCATAATCGTACCGGCTATAAGTTCTATCTGGCTATTCATAAACTCACTAGCTTTAGGTAAAGCTATACCGTAAGCAGCGTTTGTTACAAGGTTTACCCCCGCGTTTAATTGCTCCTCGCTCATCTCCTTGCCTATATTAACTAGATACTGTTTACCGGCTGTTTTTAAACCTTCTTTTGTAGCTACTTTCTTTAAACTACCTACAAAAGCATCTTTTATAGCTTTTCCTTCAATACCTTTTAAAAATTGACTATCTGGCATAATCATTTGGACCATAGCTTCTGTAGATGATTTAACAGTAGCATAAGAGCTAGCTTGAAGACCATTTAAACCGAGTTTCTCGCCTTCTTTTTGATTATCCATAATAGTAGCTCTAAAAGTAGCATCCATCATTATGATATTATCTTTAAGCTTTTGCGAAGCGGGAGCCAGCACTTTTCCTTTTGCCCCTAGCTTCATGTACGTGTTGCCAACAGCTTCTTTTAAGCCTTTAAAGTTACCTTTTCTAACCTCACTTATTAAGTAAGCTGTGAAAGGAACCATAGATACACCTAGCTTAGCATAATTTCTAGCTTCAAAATCTTTAAAACCACCTTCTTCTTTAGTTATATTAAACTTTTCGCTAGTTGAACTAGGTAAAAGAGTTTTATTACCCCATTGATCCACTACGTCGCTAAAAGCATCAAATGATGAATAATTGTCTTGATCTTGAAAAGCATCACCAAAACTAGTTAAAGCCCAAGTAGTAGCTCCAACAGTACCTTTTTTAGCCATTTGATAAAGTCCTTGAACAAGACTACCTCCTGTTATGTCAGCGGTTGCATTCCAAAAGCCATCACCAGCGTATTTTTCTCTAAACTTTTCTGCATCGTCGGATAGTTTAAACTTGTTGTTTATAGTCCCAATAGCTAAATCAACACCATAGTCACCCTCAAAAGCTTTTAACGTAGAATCGTTAACAGACGCTTGCTTATTGTAATTAGAAATAACAGATTTACCCTGCTCCTTCATGCCATTAAAGGTTTCAACAAGAGAATTATACTCATTTATTTGCTCTTTAGTAGCATTAGAGTTTTTATCAAAAGTCATTTTACCATTAGTAAGATCACTTATTGATTTTTTAACAGCTTCCTGAGACTTATTTATAGACTCTATTTCTGCTTCAGCTATTGCTCTTGACTCTAAGTTTAAGTTTTTTATTTGCTCTATTTTCTTTTTTACTATAGGTATTTTAACTTCTTTTATTAAGTTTTCTTTTTCTTCTAGCGTATAAAAGCCTCCAGCTAGTTTTTGCAACTGCTTATTATCAAGCTTGCTTACAACAGCATTTTCAACACTTTTATTTAAAGATACTATCTCGCTAGCTTCTTGATTTTTATAATAACTTCTTCCTTTAAATAAATTTAATATACTAAATTCGCTAGCTAAATCATCTACACTATTTCCAGTTGCTTTATTATTACCGGTGTTTTTACTTAGTTGATGTATTGCGTCGTTACGTAATTTAAACTCTGGATTATTTTCCATTATTTTAATTTCAGCAACACTAGCTTCGTCAAAAGAATCTAATTGATCTTTGACATATTCCACGCTTTCTAAACCAGGCATATTATTGTAAGAATACAATGTTGCTTTGCTTTCTAGTTCTTCTCTATCTTTTTGGATTTGGGCTATTCTAGCTCTATTTTCGCTAAAAACTTTGTTATTATCAACTGGCATGAAATCAGCTACTATATTGGTAGCTTTATAATCATCATCAGTTAAATCCATTATAGAACCAGGCTTGTTACCTGTTCTTTGCTCGTAGTTGAAACTAGCTTGCTCGTTTGACAGTGGCTCCGAAGAACCATTTTCCGATGCTAAATCCGTATCTACTGCTTTGTTTACCGCTGTTACAGGTGCAGTTTCCGTTGCAACAGCTTTTGTCTTTACTAGTTTTGTTTCTTCTGCTTCAATTAAAACAGCACCATCACCATGTTTTGAATTCATGAAAGATTGTACATCCTCTTCTTTAACGGTTACTATTTTTCCGTTTTTTAATTTATAATCTGGCATAGTATATTTTTTTAATAAAATTCTTTTGTTATTGGATTGTATACTTGTTTAGGCTCGTCCCTCATTACACCGGTCGATTGCTTCGCTGATGTTTCTGAGTCTCTAGCCTCTTTCTTTTTATCTTTAAAGTGTCCGCTAACAAGTTTTTTAATAGCCATTCTTTTATTTCCATTTTTCTGGCCTAACAAGTTATCCATTCTGTCAACAACACTATTCACGTAATCCTGCATACCTGCTCGAGTGTTTAAATCAAATTTCATTGGCGTGTCAGTTACTATTTTTCTTTGTTTTCCATCAGTGTCTGTCTCGTAAGTTGTAACAGGCCTTATAAATTCAACTGTATTATCTTGCTCATTAAAAGTAGCCCCCGCACCTACTATATTTATATTGTTTTGTACATCGCCAATAATGTCGTTAAAAATATCTTTAGCATCTTCTTCTGGAGTTGTCGGATTTTCTCCTTGTTTGCCAGTGTATTTATAAGGCTTTTTAAGATACTCAGCTTGGTTAGCTACAAATTTAGTAGCTGCGTTAGTTATAGCATCTTGATAACCTTTTTGCACTAATGCTTCTGGTGATTTATCATCTTTATCAAAAATAAACCATTCTTTTGTTTGAGGAATTTCATCTGGTAGGTTGCCATCTTCATCAGGTGTTCTTAATACATTATTATACAAGGCTATAGCATCGTTGGAAGATAGTCCTGATATTACGTTGGCTCTAACTCCTTTTTTTATGCTATCTTCAAATTTTTTCCTATTTGGCAATACACCAACGGCTCTTCCATTTTCGTATATCTTTTCACCTCCTTTATATATATCGTTATTTGAGTCAGCGAAATTAAATAATTCATTAGTAAGACCTTGTTTTTTAAAAGAATCGACAGAAGGCTGCCAGTCTGGCACAAATTGCGGTAGCATTGAATCGCTTGATGGATCAAATACTTTACCTCCATTTTCATAAGTTATTACTATGTTATTACTACCATCGCGAGTATAAAGAGCCGTTGTTTTAGACATAACACCGTCTGGGGTAGAATTGTAAAGACCTTCGTAAACTTTAAGCTCTTGGCCTTTAGAAATACCCCCCATAGTTCCAATAGGTAAAGCATACGCTGTATTAAAGGTAGTTTGTTTTCCAACATACTCTTCAGCAGCAGGTCTAGCTGCATCTCCTACAGTATTTGCTGTAGCTATTATTTGATTTTGATCAATAGATCTAGTTGGATTTTTTGATTCAATTTCATAAGCCTCATTAATAATCCCTTTTGCGCCTGTGCCATAATCCACTGTAGGGTACTTTAAATCGGTCCTCATAGCAGAAGAAACGTTTTTATTTCTTTCTTTTATTAAACCATTCAACCTAACTGTTTCTTGTGCTGCTCTTTTTTCTTTTTCTTGCTGTTCTTTAGCGTCGGCTGCTTTTACGGAATTAACGTAATTACCAAAAGATCCTGCAATTGTTTTCTGCAGGTTGGCATAATGCTGACCGGTTTGAGTGTCTACTACTTGTGTTGGATTTCTATAACTCATTATTTATTTTTTTTATTTTAACCAAAAACATCAAATTGACCTGCTGGACCTCCCATTTTTTCCTTAGGCTTTGCTGCTGCTCCTCCAAAAGAACTCATATAACTACCTCCAATAGAAGCCAAACTTCCAACCATACCTGTTATAGCGCCTGTTCTATCTGAGCTAGCTTGAGCTTGTCTTTGCCCTGCACCTGATATTTGAGCTGATAATCTATCCATTTGAGCGGTGTCTCTGTTTTCTTGAGCACCAAATACAAATTGTTTTCCTTGAGCTTCAGCTCCTTGTATCCTTTGAGCTTCTGACATTTTTTGCTGCTGCAATTGTTGTTCTCCTTGAGCTCTTAGCTTTTCGTTTTGAGCTTCTTGAGCCTCTATACTTGCAGATACACCTTTCTTGCTTTGTAAAGCTGCTTGAGCTAAAGCTGTTGCTCCACCTGCGCTTGCACCTGTAGCTCTAACGGTATCTAAAGTATTAGCTAGCGATATATCAGCTTCTTCTACTTGTATTTCGGCCGCTTGAGTAGCTACGCTTAGATTAGCCATAGGATTACTAAGCATAGAAGATAAATCTTTTACATCTTCAAAAGGGTTTATAATATCTTGTCTGTCGTTAATTAATGCATTTAAAGATCTTTGAGCCGCTGCTTTTTCAGCTGCTGCTTTTTGTTCTGCTCTTTTCGCTGCGCTACTTCCGAATAAGCCGCTAACAAAAGATATAGCTCCTGAGATTAACGGTACTGCTAATGGTACTGGCATAGTTTATATTTTATTTTTCATGTTAATATGATGATTCTACAAAGTTAGAAGATACCGCAAATAAGTCTTTTGGACCACCTACGTCAGTCACGCTATCTGTAGACACGGTGACTGTTGCAAAATATCCTTTTATACCGCTAATTTCCATTCCAAATAGTATCTCACCCTGGGTAGCTGCGCTATTGTTTACTAAGTTTGCAAAATATTTGTTTTCTTTTCTATCAAAACCTGCTCTATTTATAGGAGGGGTTAATGCTGCAGGGTAAACAGCACCGGCATCATCGTAAGAACCTTGAACGTAACTAAATACGTTTAAAGTTTTATCATTTGTAGATTCATAAACTGTTCCGTATAAGTCAAGACCAGTAGCATCGGATATAAAACTATCAACTTGCCAACCATTGCTGCCTTCGTAGTTAACTGTTTGGAAAACTTTAGACATGCTAACCTTAGGGTTAAATACAAAAGTTATAGAAGATTTAGTTGTAGTTCCGTAAAAAGAACCTCTTGGCGTTGTTTCGTCATAATGAGCCCACACACCTAGTGTGCCGTATTTATTAGCACCTACTGTGTATAATTTATTTCTTAAACTAAGTACTTGTTCCGGGTTATAAGTAAAAAAGCTAGTCCAACCTAATACATCTTCGTCAAAGCAAAGAGTATTAAATTCAGTTGTGTTTACTTTTTTAGTTGATAATATATACTGTTTATTGTGAACATCCCATCCACCTACTATAGATCCAACGTCACCGTTTAAATCATCGTCTATTTTGTTTAAATCGTCTCTAAAGTAATCTCTCATACCGTAGTTTGATATTTCAGTTATACCATCCATAGATAACCTCAAAATAGCATTATTGTTTTTATCAGAAAAGTACTTTCTATAACCGTAAGCAGCAAAACTACCCGGGTCTCTACTTATTCCAAACTTACCAGCGTAAGGCATTATTGTTCCTATAGTAGTATTAACGTTAGTAATACTTCCACCACCTTCAGCCGAGTATATAGCGTCTTTATCTATTAAAGCTCTAGACACTTTAGATTCTTGGAATATAAGTAAGTTAGTGTCTTCTGCATATAACTTTTGTATGCTTCCATTAGCTGGATCAGCACTTTTAGTTATTTCTTGACCAACTGAAAATACGTTAGTATTGTTTATACCTGTTCTGGAATTGAATATACCAGAATATATTAATGAATTTGATCTAATAGATGCGGCTGGAAAGTCTTCTACTAAGAAAGCTTTAACACCATAATCAACATTAGTGTTATTATAACCACCTCTTATTCTAGACTCTTCAATACTCCAGTTGTTAGCAGCGCTAGCAACACCGCCTCTAGAATAACCTTCTAAAGAAACAGGTATTCCTCGCGAGCCATCCCATATAGGTTGGAGCGATTGATCTACAGTCTTTTTTAACAAGAAAGTGTTGTAAAATTTTACTTCTATAATAGCTGCCATATATACATAATTACTTAATTTTTGTTTTTATTACTTTAAGTGAGCAGTTAGTTCCAATGGTTGCCTTTGATATAACTTATTGAGTTCCACATTGTCCCCTAAACCAGAAGCTATCAATCCACCTATAACGTAATTGTGTTCGCTGTCTTTTTTGTCTCCATCAATTTCTAGATTGTAAAAGTTTTTTACATATTCTTCAGATACCTTGCCTTGAGAAGCTAAAGAAACCCATTCGTCGTTTATAAATATAGGGTGATTTTGTTCTCCTGTTATTCCATTAATTTTAACAACTTTAGCGTCACTGTTAACTATATGTTTTAAAGCTTTTGTTACAACGCCCTTAACAATTAAACTATCTTTAAAAGATTTAACTTCATCACCAACTTCTATAAGGTCAATGCTTTTAAAATGGCCGTCATACATTTCAACTTCGTCTCCTTCAATAAAGCAGCACGTGTTTCCTCCAGTTGGGTTTCCAGGAACAGTTGTTCCGTTTAGGTAACTTATTTGCCTATCGTCTCCACAACAAGCAGCACACCAAGTTTCAACAGCTGGGTTGCCGTTACAATCTGTATAACTAACAGAAGCACCACCGCCATATGTGTTGTTAGAGTATCTAGTTACGGTTATGCAACCGTCTTCTGTTAAAATTACATCAAAAGTACATATTGAAGTAGCTGGACCGGCATCTGACAACACCAAAGTAACAGTATATGTTCCAGCGGTATTAAAAGCGGCTGGCTTAGATACCACACAGCTAAAAGGAGTGTTAGGATCTGAAGCGTTCCAGTTAGTAGTTGTCTGTATAAAGGTTGGAGAAACAGCGGACCCGCTAGAATCTACTGTTGATATTGAGAAAGACAAGCCTTCGTATATACCTAAATAGCTTCCTGTTGGAGTGTTTTGAGATATATTAGCGCCGTTTACTCCGTAAAAAGTACCAACAACAACATCTCCCGTTGTACCTTTGTTTATAGTGCCTGGACAAGTGGTTGCCACCGGAGGGTTTGCGTTTGTAACATACGCTGGATTAACATTTCCAAGAGCTGCGTATTCTATTAGTTGAGCACTAAATTCCGCCCCAGCACTGTCTAACGTAACAACTGTGAAATAAAATATAAAGCTTTTATTTTGTATGCCGTTAATACCATAAACCCAGTCAAAATTATTACTTGAAGGGGCTACCGTGTTAACTTTGTATGAACCATTCCCTTCGTCTGAAAGACTAAATCTTGGAGCTGCAACAGCAAAAACCTCTACAGGAGTACTTTCCAATGTTTTAACGCTCGTTAAGGTAACGGAGCTTATAGATGCATAAGGTATTGTTGCGCCAGCAGCGTCTAATATAGTAAAACCCGCGGCTCCGGTTATTGATTGAGGATTTGATACGGCTTCCGTAAAAGTTCCAGTTGACCATCCACCAAGCGAACCAGCTCCGTTAGACTCATTTAGTATTAAAGTATTTAATTCACTAACTGATCCAGAGCTTGACGACTCCCAAAATATATCTAAATTTGACTCTACAGGCGTAGTTTCAAACACAGCTAAGCTAAATTCATTAGCATTTTGTGGCGTAAAAGTTAAAAGCGTATTGTCTGTAAGCGTTTGAGCTTTATTGACCACAACCGTACTACTACCATTATAACTAACAACTATTGTGTTTTCAGCAACGTCAGCTCCCCTAACTATATCTCCTTGAGAAATAACCCCTTGTACATTGTCCACCGCTATAGTTATTGTTGTAACTGCGCCATTTGTTAAAGCGTTTGAAGAAGTTGTAACTACACCAAACTTTTTTCTTGTAGATATTTTAGCTATTAAAGGGTTTGACTCTATTTCATAGAAATCGGTTGTAGCTATATATTGTAAATCCTCATCAGCGTTGAACAAGTCGTTGTTTGTAGCTATTGTAGACACTGTGCTAGAAAATCTACCTGGAAAATATTGTGAATTAGCAGTTGGTGCCGCGCTAGAATTGTTTTCTACTCTACCAAACAACTGAACACTACTTCTAAATTGTTTTTGCTGTGGCCCTACTTCTGATAAATCTCTAGGCACTTTATTTATATTGTCATTTAAAAGAACAGCAAAAGAAGTTTTTCCAAGTTCTAGCGTGTTGTCTCTAGGGTAAGCTGCAAGGACACCGGGTAAATATACATTGTAATATTCTTGTTCTGTTTGTTTAACCACAATCTTATAAGAATACCATCCTAAAGGATTGTAAAGAGAGCTAGTAGTATCTCCTTCATAAACCCCAGGTTCATTAGTATTTGTATTTGCTGTTTGCCCACTCAAAACGCTGTTAAACAAAACTTTCAACGAATCACCTGCCCAGTTATAAGAATCTGTACCACTGGCTCTATAGGGCGAGTATATAGTAGATCCTACATACTGCAGTCCACCTACGTTTATACTAGTTAAAGAGTTGGATAGTATTACACTAGAAGATCTTCCAAATTTATCTGAAAGAACAACGCCTACTTGATAGTTTCTATTTTGCTTTAAAGAATGATTAGGGTACTCAGTAATACTTGTTGTATTTATTTCGTCACCAACAGGTTTAACCGTTAGCGTATAATTTGATGCTGATAGTGTTTGTATTTTGTTTGTTTCTAACACAGACCCACTCCAAGAAACTATTTTCGATCCAGCAGCTATGGAAGCGCCTGTTAAATCTCCTCCAATAATCACGTTTCCTGCAATTATAGTGGCATTTATGCTAGTAGTTCCATTTCCACCTAAATCAGTAACATTTAAAGTGCTTACGTTTAAATTGAAAGGGCTTTTTTCTGATATAAGTAAATTATAATCTAAAGAAGCCGGGGGGGTATGTTTATCTTGGAAATTACTATAAACTACCCTATTACTTATAATCTCTTGACCAAAAGCCTTTACAGGAACCTTATCGTATACTCTAATTAGCTCGTCTGCTGGAAGGGTTTTAAATGGTTTTTTTGATTGATAATTATAAATATAGCTATTGTTATCGCCAACAGTGTCGGCTTTTACGGCAACCATGTCTACAGTATCTATAACCTTAACCGCTAAAGCGTCTGATTCTTTGTAAAGTATATCTATAGAAATAATTCTTAATGGGTTTATACCGGTAGCAGTAATTTCTCCTTTAGCAAAAGGAAGAGGTATTACTAGTAATGTTTTATTAACTTTGTTTTCCATGAATTCTACTATAGTGCTTCTATAAGCGGCAGATTCATCATCAACGTCTATGTTAAAAGGATTTGGTATTGGTTGGTTATACATGAAGTACCCATCTTGCTTTGGTGTAAATGCTGTTTGCGTAAATGGCGAAAATATAGAATATTCACCATCTTCAAACTGAAACCTATAAGCGAATCTAACAAATTTATCTTCTAAAAAATTAGGATCCCCGTTGTATGTTGGGTCAAAATATTTGTTGTAATTAAATATTAATTCTAAATTAGCTAATTGCCCTGTAAAAGGGCCTATTGAAGTGCTTGTTACAAGTTGAGTTGCATTTCCAGGATTGTAAGCGCTTACAATTGCGCCTGTGTTTACCAAAACCGGTGGATTTTGAGACACATCAACATAAGCTATACTAGCTCCAACCACTATATCTCCACTAACAGAGTTAGGAGGTACAGTAAAAAGAGTTGTAGCATTAGGAACTGAACCGGTAATATCACCTGTTCCTCCTCCTGGATAAAACTTACTAACAACATCGTACAATGTAGTTTCATAACTGCCAGGTGCTAAATCACTTTCTCTATAAAGTTCTATTGATTGATATGGATTGTACTTAGCTACTGATATTTGATCTTCAATTGAGTAATATGTACTGCTTTCAAGAGCTCTACTTAAGTTTATTTTTCTAGGCTGATTTCTATTATCCGTCCAAAACAGTAAATTTTCTAAAACATTTATACCATATATCTTGTTCAATGTTGAGAAGTTTAAAAAAGCGCCTTGTACTAAAATACTTGAAGCGTTTGTTAAAGTGTTGTAGGCTATTATAAAATTCTTAGCATCCTTATCATAAGCTGCAACGGTATTATTTGTAAGAAAAACATACATAGTATCATTAAGCTCATTAGCTAAGCTGCCTATGCTAGTTAACCCGTTTATTCCAGTAAGAGTAGAAAAGTTAACAACTAAACCGTTTCCTAGAGCATTTTCTAAAGAACCTACGCCTGCACCTTCTGATTTACTTACTTGAGTGTTTATAGCATTTCTGTACTCGCCCGAAGGCAACAGTCTAGCGTCCAAGTCTTTATTCATCTTGGACTTTATAAAAGCATTTTTAACCTCTCCCATTTAATTTATGATTTTATCCATTTAGATTTACCTCTCATTACTTGAACTATTTCATCAAGTTTTATATTAGATAATCTTATTTTAGCATTTCTAAGTTTTGAAACTTTTTCCCTGTTTAATCTATTTATTACATATTCAGGTTGACCTGACCTAGAAGCCACAACAGCATAATGCATATAAGCGTACATAGCCTCTTCCGCCATCTTAGGAACCTTAGTATCAAGATCGTAAGCTAAGCCATCAGAAATGTACTCTAAAATGATTAGAGCGCTTGCTAGATTATTTGAAAAAGACATTTTTCCTTCTCTGTGATTTATAGTAAACCAACCATTAGTTTGAGAGTACTGTGGATCAAGTCCGTATAATTGACCTTGCCCTATATCTCGGCTATTATCGTAGCCGTCGTAGTCAAAGTTTATTTGACGTAAGTTGTTAGCCTGACCGTTAAGCAAGTTGTCGTCAGCTCTAGCCCATCTAGCTTCTATTATCGATGTTCCCTCTAGGTTCTCGCCAAAATTGTCTTGAGTAGGTACTCCAACACTATCTTGCAAAGGCATCGACCCAGGGTTGATAGTTAAATTATTAGCTGGGTATATAGGTCTTTTAACCCCCATGCTATCAACCCAAGACATCTTAACGTAGTTAACGTAATCTTGAGGTATTACCACACTAAGACTAGGCGGTATACTTAATTCTTGAGATTTAATACTATTAAGGGTGTCATAGCTAAACTCCTGCATTGCTCGCTTTGCGTGAAATATAAGGTCAGTTCTTTTAACACTAGGTATATTTTTACCCGCTCCGACGTAAGCAACTTGAAAGTTGTTTATTACATCGTTTAATTTTATGTACGAATAGTCATCATAATTTTCTTCAACAGCAGTTCCAACAGCATCTCTGTTTCCATAGTTACCGCCGTCTAGACTTTTAAGTTGAACTACTATACTATCGTTTACACCTAAACTAGGTATAGCTATAGTATTACCTACAACAGTATAAATTGTTGTTATTTCTGTATAAGTTAAAACACCTGGAACAGCCTTATATAGTTTAAAGTTATTTAAAGCATAGTTTATGTCAAGTGGATTCCAAGCGTTAGCGCCGCCAAACACTAAGGTAGTATCAAATGTAGTGGTAAAATTTTGAGCAGCACCACCAACAACAGCTACTGCTAGGAATTTTTGAGAACCCGCGTAGTATTGTTCATTAGTTTCTGTTATAAGTCCCATTTATTAACTTTTTTTATTTATTTCTTGTGATTGAACCTGTTGAGCAGCTACCTGTATAACGGTAGGATCTTCTATTACCAAACCAGCATAGAATAATACTTTTAATATAACTGTTGTTTGTTCTGAAGACATTAATTCAAAGTCTAAAGAAGATAAAGGATTGTAAGTGTACTGACCTAATGTAGTCCCTACATCAAACCCCCAAGTAACATTACGCGGTTGTCTAACGTAATTGACCTCTAGATTATTTACTATAGTATCTGGGCTAACAAATATTTTTTGATTTTCATATAAGTAGGTAGGAAAAGATAATGTTGATGCTGTTAGCTGTGATCTTTGAATATTATAAAAAGTAGTCCTCCCGAGTCTTTCTAGCTCTACAGTAGAATTAGTAACAGAAGTATAAACTACTTCGCCTAATTGGTGCACGGAGGTATTGTCGCCAAAGGCGTCTACAGTTGGAAGTGTAAAGTGGGCAGGAACAGTACCTGCAGTTGCTACAAATGTAGGAGCTCCAAAAGTTTTAAATACAGATAATTTCTCATCTATACTTGCTATTCTGTCAGCGTAATCAACATCCGCTTGTGGAACTCTAAGTTGTTGGTTTAAATCAGAGAAGTATTGTTCAAATATTTCTAACTGAACTTGATTAGCTATACTATTAAATTCAGTAGGGGTCATATAACCTCTCTGCTCTTTGTTTAATAGTAACAAAACAGTTCTGTATACTGTATTTACATTTATTGCCATTTTTGTTTATTTATTATAATACGGGCCCGAGTTAACGAGCCCTATATTAATATTACATGTTATTTTAAGTTTTTCTCCACTGACCTAAAAACTTCTACACCTTCGTCGGTTTTAAAGTAAGCGGCCATTGCAGAATAAGGATTCTCATCGAAAGGAACTGTCATTAGTTTTCTTCCAGTTGAAGCCCAAGTAAATGTTCTTTGATCCTGAGACAATACTATAATACCAGATTCCGAAGCTCTAATAGCTACATTTCTAAGTTGAACGTTTTCATCATTAGCTAGATCTAAGAATAGCACTGGATTGTTCTTAGCAAACAACAGTAAATCTCTTTTAAGCTCCTTAGAACTCATCTTACTAACCCCAGATCCTAGTTCTACCCTCATGATAGCTTCAGCTTGATCTATTTCCATTTCTCTAGCCGATAATAAAGCATCAATTTGAAGATCTAATACATCTAAGTCATCTTCAGCTTCTTCAGCGGCGCTAAACTCCTCAAATATTCTTCCTTTTAAAGGATGATATATTGAAAGTAGCTTTTGCAGGTTTTGCATTTCTTTTGGCACTCTTAAATCACCATCAGCAAACTGTATGTGACCTAATGTGCATTCTCCTTTTTGTTCGTCTACTAACGGAGATGATTGATTAGTAGCGTATCTTATTTCTCTTTGTACACCAGTGATCTTGTCAAAATATAATAGCGGATGCTTTCTAGTGTGACGACACGGTACTGTTAGAGTAAGAGGGCTTTTATTGCCTCTTAAATAATAAATTCTATCTTTAATTTCCCAAGTTGGTTTACTTGGCTGAGCAGCCTTTACAGGTTGTGCTTTAACTTGAGGTGCTACCTCAACTTTTTTAGCTTGTGCTTTTGTAGCCATAATATGATATAATATAAATGTTTATTTAATGACAATAGCCTGTTACTATAATATATACTAGCTAATGTCACATAAGAGTAATAGTTACCCCCGTAGTTTTAACGAGGGTAATTACTACATTAATTTTGAATCTTTTAGATTCCTTTGAATAATACAAAGTTGTTAGCAGCTTGAGTTACTAAACATCTTTCAGATAGGAAGTTTACTTCCATTGCATCCAAAGTAGATGTTGTTGCTCCTCCAGCAGAACCAGTTAACCAAGATTTCATACGTCTATCATCAGATGCAGACGCTCTATATCTTACGTGTAAGAAAGGTCTTCTAATGTTAGTTCCTAAAATTTGATCATATACTGTAGATGTTCCAGCAGGTACTAATACTCCTTCAACAGAAGATATACCAGTTGAAGCTCCACGAGTAGATGCGTCATTTAAGTATTTCCAGTCAGTTTTGTAAAAGTCATAAGAACCTCTTCTAAATCCTGAGAATCCTAAGTTCAAAGCCATTTCTTCTGAATTTTCGAATAAACCAAAAGCAGTACCTCCAGCGAATCCACCAGAAATAGAAGCTAACATATCGTCAAAATCTAAAGACGTTTGTCTTTGTAAAAATAGCATGTTCTCTTCAATTGCTCCTTGTGTATCTAAGTTCTTTAAGATAGCATCAAATTCGTCTAATCCAGCAGCAGCAGTAAATCCTACCTCTACGTTTCCACGAGTTTGGATAGCAGCAAATAAACCTTGTGATCCAGGGTTTGTTGCAACAGTTCCTAATTGGCTGTACTCAGCTTCTACCATACTCATTTCTAAATAGTCTTCAAAACGTAATCTTGTTTCAGATTCAGCTTTTAAATACCATAAGTATCCAGATGTTCCGTCTTCAGTAGCAACTTCTACCCATCCAATTTGTGACATATCAGAACCAGAAATTGTATACTGATTTCTTAATATAATAGGAGAGTTAGAATATTGTGTGAAAGATGGAGTAACTGATACTCTAGCTCCTGTAGCAATGTTAGATCCTTTAGCATAGTCAGAACCGTATACAAATACCTTGATACCTGTTCCTAAAGCTACTGCACCAGCAACTAAGTTACCAACAAGACCTGCATTGTCATAAGATTGTACAGTAAAGTTACCACCAGCACCAGGTACAGAAGCAGTTACGATAGCTTTAGACTCAGCTCCGTTTGCAGGATTTAAAAGTACTACAGTGTCGTTTACAGATATAACATTTGTATCAGCAGCAGCTACAGCAATAACGTTTGTAGTTGCACCAGCAGCTACAACATTCGCAGCAACAGAAACTCCGTTGTAAGAGATGTGTAATCTATTTTGTTCAGACCAAATTACTTGATCAGACGTCATTGGCATTTCAGCGCCAACCATTTTTAAGAATCCAGATAACGTTCTGTTTCCATAACGCTCTACTTCTTGTTCATAAATTTCAGGTAAATACTGTTGAGCAAAGTTGTTTGCACCAGCACCAGCTCCGTTAAATTGGAGGTAGTTACTCTGTAAAGGTTGTTGTAATTGACTCGGTTGAATTGAACCGAATTGTGGAGTTAAACTCATAATAATTGTTTTTTAGTTAAATTTATTCTTTTTAATACTTAGTTTTGAAGAATTAGGACTACTAATCGATTTAACTTTAAATCCACCTATGAAACCATCATTGCCTTTGGTAGCTCTAGGACTATCTTTTAGGTTTTTAGATTTGTTAACAACGTCGCGGACAGCGTCAGCTTTACCTTGTTCATAGAAATGATTTACAATTGCATCTCCATTAGAAGCCATGTACAAAGCCTTGTGATAGCCTTTTGAGTCATTCATAACACCTTCTTTATTTAGGAACTTACCTACAAAGTTGTTGATGTCAGATTGATCGGTTGCAACTTTATTAGAATCTTGTACTCCATACCTAAATTTCTTACCACTGACATCGAAATCAAAACCTTTGAATTCATCAGAAAAGTATTTGTTTGTATTGGACTTAAACTCTAAGTGTTGCTGTTCAGCAGTCTCTTGGTCTTTATTGAATCTGTTAAAAAAGTCTGTAGCTTTTTGCTGCTCTTGAGTAACGCCCGGTCTCAACTTGATCTCGTCGTAATATTTACTCTTCGTGCTTTCTAAAAAGTTTTTAGCTTTTGCAACTTCTTCTTTAAACGCAATCTTCTTTTTGCGTATATCTCTTTCCTCATCTATATCTTCATCATACTCGTAATCTTCTAAGATTAAATCTAAGTCTTCAGGCTCTAGATAAGGTTTTACTTTTTTATAATATTCTTTTAATAAAACACTTTCATCAATATTTGAATAATCAGCGTTTAGTCTAACGTAATCCTCGACTGTTCCTCCTGTGTCTTCCATAAAGCTAACTAGCTTTTCAACATTTTCTGGTAGTTTTCTACCTAAAACTTTTTCGTCTCTTACGGCTTCTTGAGCTTGCTTGGTTACTTGCTTTATTTCTTCGTCAGTTACTTCTTGTAAAGGCGTGAACTTGGTAATAGCATCTTTAGCGGGCTCTTCGTCTCCTTGTCCCACTTCTTGCAATCCCACTTTGGGTTGTTCTGTGAGTAGCACAGGCTCCTCTGCTTCTTGCTTTTGAACGGCATTTTCTTCAGGTTTTAATGTGTCGTTAGGAATTACTACTTTAGTAACTTCTTCTTTGTTTTCTAACACAGGCTCTTTAATACTAACCTTTGTTATAGCCGTAGCTTCTTGACTTAACTGTTTAGGCTTAGTGCTTTTTCCTTTTAAAGAAAACTCACCTTCCTGTTTAGTTGCTTCTTCCATGATATAATATAATTAAATAGTTAATTTTGATAGTGCTAGAAATTCTCTAGCCCGAAACCTCCTAGGGTATCATTTCCGGATGACTCAAAATTTGTTGGTAATGAATCATTTTGTCTTTGTGATATTAACTCTGATTGTTGAGTTGCTTGTATTTTAGTTCTTTCGTCTTTTCTATCCTCTATCTCTTTTTCTTTCGATCCTTCAGAGTTAGCTTTGACTTGAGCAAGTTTCATTTGATAACCAAATTCTTCAGCCATTAAACCTCTTTTTATTTCAGCTTCAGCTTGCATTCTTTGTATTTCAAATTGAGACTTAGCTTGCTCAATACTTACTTTCTCAGCGGTTATAGCTTGTTGCTTTTGAACTTCGTTCATTGCTGCTTGCTCTGCTTGTTGAGCGTTTGCTTGCGCTTGTGCTTGTATATTTGCTTGCTTTTGTTTTTGTTCTCTTTCTAGTTTTTGATTTTGCCTAAGCTTTAAAAACTGATTAGCTAGTTTTTGGTTTTTAATATTTCTAATATCTATGGCATCCGATAAAGCTATAACACCTGTCTGCAAAGCCATTTGAACATTTTGCTCTAATAAAGCTTTTTCATGCTCTTCAGGTTCAATTTGTATGTATATACCAAAATCATGTATTTGTAAATTCATTAACTCTTCTAAAGTTTTAACGTTAAAAGAACTAATAGAATTCCTTAAAGCGTTATGTAACAGCGGATTAGCAATAACATCTGCAACTTTTAAACTTATGTTTTCGCATACTCTTAAAGTTACATAAAGCATAGAATCTAATAAATGTTTTGTAGCAACATTAGAAGCGTTTGCCGCTAATTTTTGAACACCAACTAAAGCGTCTTTGTCTGTTTGGCTACCGTCTCTAGCTTCGTTTAAACCGGTTACATCTCTAATCATCTGTAAGTAATATTGATACGTACCAATAAGACTTTGTATTTTAGCTTGCCCAGAAGAAGAACTTAATTCTTGAATAGGTATTTTACCTGCATTCATACCACCTTCTTGAGTAAGTGATCTACCTACTATAGAACCTGTTTGAAAATACATATTTAAAGCTTCAGCCGGGTTATAGTTAGTACCATTACCTAGATCTACTTCAGCTAAACCATCCATGTCCAGGAATACACCATCCGGCACTATTCTAGACATCACCTGTTGAAGTTTAAGATGCGTTAGTTGAATCATATCAGCAAAACCTGTTATTCTACTAACTATAGATTCTATTCTACCTCTGTACATTCTAGGAGCAGATATGCAATAATTCATTTCAACTTTTGTTGAGTCAGCTGTTGGTCTTGTCATATTTTCAGCCAACTCCCAATTTAACATATAATTATTACCTAATACTTTTGCTCCTGTATATAAAACCTCTATGGTTCTATAAACTCTTTCAAAGTTGTCATTAGGCGGTGGATTAAATTCATCAGTTTTTTCTAAAGCTTTTTCTAAACCTTGTTCTGTTTTTTTAATCTTAAAAACCTGATTCATGTATGTCTTATACTCAAAGTACATTACTTGAACCGTATTGCTATCGTAGTTACCCCAGTTTTGTAAATACTGAGAATTACCAGGCATTTTTTGTATTTTTAACAACTCCTCTTCAGGTATGTCGGGAAATTGTTTTTTTAATTCAGGTATAGTTATTGATTTAATTTCTCCTGCATAATATATATCTTCAAAATTAGGATCTTCTGTATATGAATAAACCAAATTAGCTGGATCAACATATTCAATCTTTATACCTTCAGTAGGGTCAAATCTAGTTTTTGCAGCGGTAATACCTATTACGGTTAAATCACTAGCTATTCTTTTCTTTGTTTCATCGTACTTGTTAGCAGCTAAAACATTTGATATAACCTCTTCTTCGGCTATTTCAATGCTTTGCTTATAGTTGAGTTGCATGTGCAAATCTAGTTCATCCTTGCTCTCAGGTAATCCAGCTATATCGCCTGTAGAAGACAAATCAATATCCATTTGCTGCTTCATATTTACTAAGGCAGCTTTAGTAGCTATATCTTTTTCTATAGCTTTAGCATAATCTGTTTTAACTTTTACAGAAAAAGGATCTTGCGCGTAGGTGGTTATATCGTAAGATTTATTAGACATACCGTTAACAACTATATCAACAAATTTTGATATAACAGGAACTGGCTTCCAGTCTAAATTAAGATAAGACAAATCACCATTTATAGATAATTCATCTTTATACTTTTGAATACTTTGCTCTCCTCTAGCATACTGCCTGAGTTGGTGAAAGCTGTTATAACTTTGTGTATATCTATTACCAGATCGACCTCCTTGAAACCATTCTTGCTCGATAGCCTGCGCAACTTGCATACCATATTCGTAGCTTGATTTTTCTTCGTCGCTAACTACTTGGCTAGGAAATGAACTGTTACTATTAGTCTGTATTCTCATTTATTGTATCATTTTTGATGATGCGCCTTTATTGTCGTATTTCTTTATACCTAAATTTATACTCCTGTATTCTTTCTTAGCTGATGGTACGTATCTATTCTTGTTACACGCCATTAAAGCTAATCCAGAACTTATAGATGCATCATGCTTTGTTCTATTGTTTATATTAAACCTTGCCCAGTCTTCTAATGTTCTTTGAAAATACATATCACCATAACCCCCATCGGTTTTACCAATACTAGTATTTATATATGTTTCTATAGCTGCTGCGTGAGCTTGCTTTATATCTTCACTAGAGTTAGGTATTCCACCTATTTCTCTTTCTGTTATTGATAACTTGTTCCAAGCTTTATCAGGTCGATTCATAGAGTAACCCCTATAGCCTCTTCTTTTAAAATGATACAGTAATCTAGGTTTGTTGTTTTCACATAATATTGGCATACCGTAAAATACGCAAGCCATCAATACATCTTCAAAAAATATTTCAGCAGTTTGAGGTCTAGCTATATATTCTAAAAAGAAATGATTAGGAGGTACGTCCTCCATACTAAACTTAGTTAAACCATGTAAAGATCCGTTAGACCCTCTTCCATCAACTGTACCTGATATATCATAACTGTCGCAACCAAATGCTCCACAGTGTTCGTTTGCTGGATACTTACTTCCATTCCTTACTATTACGCGGTTTTGTAAATTAACAGGTGGAACCCAAGATATCCTAAACCTACCGTCTTTATTTGGTATAAATATAACGCTTGAATCTAATTTGCCATCTTGCCATTGAAAACTACCTGTAGTAACTATCGCTGTATTTCTAAGGTCTGCATTGTAATCTATTTGCTCGTATATTTTCGTCAGGTTAAATAAAGACTCTTTTGCTTCGTCTCTGAATGCATGCTCTTCAGTTCTTGGAAATTGTCTATAAAATTCATTCAACCCGTCTTGGTCATCTTTTAATCCTTCTACTTCATTCTTCCAAAACTCTATAACACCTAATGTTATCTTATCTCCGAATACATCTAAAACTTCTTTTTTGGGTGTATCGAATACAGGAAACCCATAAGAATCAATGTATCCCTCGTAGTTCCATTCCATAGGTATGAACAAAGAATAGAGTCCTGAGCTAGTCTGCCCGTTGCGGTTTCTCTTTGTAACGTCTGATCCATGGTATAGTTTTTTAAAGTTTTCACCACCTTTATCTAAAGCATTTGATGTTGAACCCATCATACACTTTCCAATAATTCTAGAACCTAATCTTAACGTTGTTTTGGTAACCCTCCAGTTGTTGAGGATGTTGTTCGGCCTTTCCCACTTACCGCTCTCATCGTGGACGAGTAGTTTGAGTTTCTCCCCATCATAGGCGTTATCGCCCGTGTTTTTCCAGTCAATCGTGGTATCAAGACCCGTGAGCGTTTCCGTTTGTACTTTCGAATCGAGTCCTCTACGGGTAAGCTTGGATGCGGGTACACGATAGGCAAGTTCGGTTTTGGGCCTGTCCATTCCGTCCTGAATCGGTTTAAAGAAAAACGGGTAGTTAACACTAATGGGTACAACTTTATCTGTGAACATCTTCTTCGCATCGGCTCCAGATTTGGACAAAATCCCAAACCGTGAATCGCTTGATATGGTTGCCATGTTAACAGCCTCCCCTGACGCCATGAATGAAAAGCCTGAACGTCTGTTCTTGAGATATGACATACCATAACATCTTTTGTCTGCTTTGCAAGCCTCCCAGAATAAATAGAATAATCTATTGGACTCTCTAAAATCTGGCTTCCCAATATCAATTTTGGACCATTGCAAGTACATGTACTGAGTACCAGTAATATAAGTAGGCTTGTCTTTGTTAAAAAACCAATAACCTTTTTCACGCCTTTGAAATTCTTCTTCAATATAATCATACCATTCTTCTTTAAATTGTTCAGAGTAATTCTTCCAATCAAAAACAGTTTTAATATTTTTTAATTCTTTGGGATACTCAGCAGCCACCCATTTGTTACCTTCACTTTTAACTACGTTAGTAGCTTTAGGTAAGGCTATTACTAGATTTTGTATTTCATAAATCTCCCCAATTTCACCGGTCTTACTAATAACCACCATTTCATGATCTTCATCATAACCGTATTTCCATTTCTTAAATTTATTATTTTTATTTAAGATCTTGGGTTTAACGTGGTCAGGTAGAATTTTGTATAATGACTGCTCGTACATTATTTAGATCTACCTTCAGCGAATCCTTTAAAAGCTTTTTCTTCTTTAGCTCCTTTAGGTTTCTCGTTAAGAATATTATCTTCTTCATCTATACGTTTAAGTATTTCAAAAGCATCAAATATTGCTAATTTTTTAGTAGCAGCGGCATTTTTAAGTTTGTCTGCTGTTAAATCATCATCTGAATCTACAATAAGTTCTTTAGCTACTTTAACTAATTCCGCTATCGCGATGTGCCCAGCTTGGATTATACTCAACTTGGTTTCCTTGGTGTTCATATTTGATTACAATATCATTAGATTTCATACAGAAAACCCTCTGCTCATCAACGATAAAATCCCATTCACTGTTAGGAGTAAATCCTACAACGTCACCTGGGTTAATATTAAGCGCTTTTAAGGAGTTATTACCATACTTTAGTATACCAATAAGCTTTTGCTCTTTATCGTTCGTTAGAATGTCTTCATTTTTTAGAGGCATTACAAAGCATCTGTCTCCAAATGATTTCCAATCCTCTGTATTTTTATACAAATATATTTGGTCTACAGCACAGAAATATAAATCATCTTTAAAGTATGACCTACTATTTTTCTTTACACCTTTCATGTCATAGAATACTCTAAAAACATTGTGATGTATTAGCACTATATCTCCTTTTTGTATACTTGTTTTGAATGCTTTTGGTGTTTCCACTACAACGGCTAAGTTGTTAACAGATTTAAAACTTTCTATCTTAGTATTTAAAACTAAAGTTTTGTCACCAATCTTTATCTCGTTTTCATATCTATCACCAAGAGGTTTGATGATGAAGTCGTACAAGCTCTTCATTAATACTCTAAATCGTATTCAACAGATATTGCCATGTTAGAATTGAATTTCTTCCATGGCATTACCTCATCTTCTTTTTTAATGTATATACTGTAAGAGTTTGATTTTTGATCGTGTAGTATAGCTGTAATAGTATGTCCCCCATAAACGTTTTGCCCAACTGCATAATGCATGGCATCGTTCTTATAGTCAGAACCTATACTGATCTTTCTTACAATAGAGCTCATTACACTTTTTCCATAACAGGTTGAGCTTCATTTTTTTCAACAATAGTATAACTACCATCAGATAAGTCAATATTAATTTGGCCATACTCTTCTTCTAGCTCTTTCTTGGTTGCTTCTAAAGTCTCTGCCGCTTGCACTTGAATGTGTAATGCTTCATGCTTTTTACTTTCAATAAAACCAATATTAATAAATGCTGCTTGCAATTTAGCTTGTTGATCTTTGATTGTTTTTAACTGCTCCTCTGTAATTTTTGTTACTTCACTCATAATTTTAATTTATTAGATTTGATTATATTTATATAGTCACTTGTTTATTATTATTTTAACGCTACCATAAGAGAGGCGCCAGATGCGTTTGAAACGTAGTCAATAGCAATTGGTAATATTGTTCCTACTGGAATATCCGTAAAAGTAACACCGTGGTCTGTAAAGTTTGGTAAAAGTGTTTTAACACTTCCAATTGCAAAAGTACAGTTTAGTCCACTTGCAGCTTGTTGCACAGTACATATGTCTCCTACAGAATAATTAGTTCCTGCCGCGTTTCCAATTGTTATTGCTGTTACAACACCTGCTACAGCTGTTATATTTACTGTTAAACCTGTTGGTTGTTGAGCTGGTGACTTATAAACCAAACTAGTAACTGTTGTTGCTAAGTTTGTTGCCGTAGTATAACCTGTTCCTCCTGAAAACCCAGGATAAGAAGGGTTAGCCGGAAAAGTTGTTGATAAGTTTAAACCAATTACAGTGTCTACTGCCCCTGTAACTCCTGATAGTATTGCTACTATTGTACCAGCACCGCCGACATATATTTGTGAACCTGTTAAGTTAGTTCCTAAAGTTCCTGATTGATTTTCAAATAACCAAGCAGAAGCGGGGGTAATGTTAACATTTCCTCCTCCAATTTGTAATGCTTTGCCAAAAGCTCCAGCTATTATTGCTTGTGATCCCATGTTTATTTATTTATTTTTAATTATTGATTTTGCCTTTTCCCAAGTTCTTCCCACGAAATAAGCCCCGTAAACGGTAACCAATAATGTTTGAAATATTGGTATGTATTCTTTTGCTATTTTAAAATCACCTATGTTACCATCTGTAAAAGCTAATAAGCTAAATACAAATGTTAAAAACACTAGAACTAAAGGTCTAATGTTTTTAGCTAACCAACTATCAGAATTCATATCTGCATTCCAACGGTCTGTTACTTGCTGCTGAGCATTATTGTCAGCTTCTTCAAGAATGATTTGAAGTTGTTTTTTTATTTCAAGCTTCTCTTCTTCAGTTGTTGTAAGCTTGTCAATAACATTACCAATCTCTTTGATAACGCCACCTGTAAGCCACGCAAATATTTTTTTCATTTATTTCTTTTTCTTTCTACGATTATCTAATGTTGAACTACCTACTTGAACTCCTCCTCTAGGATATTCGTCATAATCTGAATTACCACTAGGCGTTAGAGTCACTCTGTTGTTTCCAGCCTTATTTGCTTGCTTCTTTAAACTTGCGTAACGCATGTTTCTTCTTGAAACTTGAATATTGTTACTACTCCTCCCCGTATTAATGTTGTAATTTCCTTTTTCGTCAATACTTTTTATGGTACCTTTTCCGAACTTATCTCCTTGTTTAGGCCATAGATTTAAGTTCTTCATTTTTTGATTTTTGTTAGCATTACCTATGCTGTCTCTTTCTATGTCTTTTTTGTACATGGATGTAACTATATCGTCTTTAAACTTATCCCCACTAGAAGTAGGAGCAGGAGTATTATTAACGTATTCTCCTCCAGGGGGAGCATAGTTTTCACCTTTTTTTTCATCTGTTACTTGTAGTAAAGCAGAAGGAATTCCTGCACCTGTTTTTTGCATTGGACCACGTCCTGCGCTTTGTTTGTAAGCCATAATATTTATTTGTTTGTTGTTATTTATTAGTAGATTTAGAATCACTAGATAATTTTTTAACTCTTTTACCAGGAGTGTATTCAAAAGAACCTCCCATGCTCTCATTAGAGCTTACTTGATATGAACCAAAATTTCGCTTACTACGTTGTACCGTGTGATTTGGAAACCTAGATTGAACAAGATCAAATTGTTTATTAATAACATTGTCTTTAGGGTCTTTTTTTCCCTTTTTCTCATCTGTTGATTGAAGTAAAACAGAAGGAATTCCTGCACCTGTTTTCATCTTTGGTCCACCTCCTGGTTCTTGCTTATAAGCCATAATTTTTATTTGTTTGTTGCTAAGTCTATATAAAAATGTGATAATTTTTTAACGGTAACAGTTTTATTTAAGTCACCAGTATATTCACATATCATTGTGTTTGAATCTTTTAAAATGTATTTAATATCAACGTAGTACCCGTTATCTGGATTATGTAGTTTAGTTGTAAAAGTTTCTCCATTGCTACTCACAATGTATTCTTCTATAAAATCATTTTCAGAAAAGCTAGTGTTAAACACTTTAACCGGTTTAAAGTCATCAGTTATGATGGTCATAACATATGAAGATGTTTCACTTACCCAAGAACCTTCCATTTTATTTATTTGGGCACTTAATAGTAATGTTGATGTTAATGTTAATAATAATAGTAATTTTTTCATTTGATTAGATTTGATTTGTATACTTATATTGTTACGTGTATTTTAACTTATTTGCTTCATAAGCTTCCTTTTCCCAAGGTAGGTTTTTATCACCTTCATTCATTTTTGATCTTGGTATTTTTTGACCTTTCCAATAAACATTGTCATTGTCATAATCAAGATCACCTCTCTCCATTTGATCTAAGTGAACTTTCTCGTGTCTAACCACATCTTCCTGCTCTAGTGGACTTAAGTTTTTATCTACTATTATAGAACCGTTTTTATTAGCTTGACCCATAACTCCTTCTTCTGTATCCATTTGGTATATAGGAGTGTTGTCCATAGATAACTTACCCATTTTCATTTTATAAGCCATATTACTTTATAGGTGTTTCTATTACGTATTTAGCTCCAGGAAATATATAATCATGCCCAGGGTACATTGTTTTTGTGTATCCATTATTGTCAACACCTAAAACCTTGAACTCTACTCCTTTCATTGTAATTTTATTTCCCATAATCTTGTTTTGAGAATTATTTACGTCAGGGCTATTTTTTAAGTATCCAGTTTTTGTTGTCTTCATAAAGATGATTTAAAAATACCACAGAATTTTTAGGCTCTGTGGATATTTAGTTAATTAGGCAGTCCAAGCGTTTTGTGTATACACTACGTTTGTCTGTCTTACAGTAATTGGCTGTCTACCAGAACCAGTTTGTGGCACTGGAGCTTGCAATACAAGCACAGGCGATCCTACAGTAGATACAATACCCCCTGGATTAGCTCCCATAGCTTTATAAATTGCTTCTACTACCGAGTTGTTAGCTACACCTGCTGCTAATGCTACAGAGTGAGTAATAGCCCAAGCAGAAGTTGCACTAGTGTTCAATTGAACAGTTGTGATAGTTCCTGCTCCGTTAGTTGTTACTGCTGCGATTTGATCAATCGCAATTAGCACTGTTGGCTGGTTTGCAGCAGCAGTACAGTTAAATTTAATAAATTTTGCCATTTTTGTTAGTGTTAGTGTTAAGTTAGTGTGTGGCGTTTTTGAGTTTTATAACAGACCTCTACTGTTTTATTAGCTCATTTTAGAATCTGAAGAGTAAGCTCCTTTGCCTTTGCTCTTTTCCATTCCTTTTGACTCGTCTCTACGATCTTTTAAAGATTGAGAATTTTTACCGTCTTTTGCCCCTAAAGTTTCGTCTAGTCTATCGTTATAACCTTGTTGTTGTAAAGGAGAACTTGAAGGCATATAGCTTTGAGAATGTCTCGACATCCAAGAACCGGATGCTCTAGAAGCTATAGGATTATCATTTAATAAGTTGCTTTTTTCTTGCTTGTTAGACTCATACCCTTTATTTTGATTATGTAAAGGAGTCCCTTTCATTTTAGGACCTTCGCCAGCTGCTTCTTTTACGGCCTGCTTAGCTTCGTACTTACCGTCTTTTCTTACAGACGCGCTTGATGATTTAGAATCCGCAATAGCGTTACGAGATTCGTCTTGTGAAATTTTTTTTCTTGATTTTTTTAAAGGTGATTTTTTCATTTTGTTTATATTTACTTTTTAGATTTATTTTTTTGACAAAAACTACTAGCTGCAGCAACACTGCCAAACCCCCATTTTTTTAAAGCCATTGCTTTTTTGGTAGGTTCACCATTAGCTTCTTTCATTGGCCCTTTCATACCCGCGAATCTACAAGCAAAAGAAGTTCTACGAGGGCTTGTACCGCTCGTAAGTCTTTTACCCATACCTGGGTTTTCTTTTCGCATTTTTTTATTTTGCTTCTCGTAAGCCGCATCTTTTATCTGAAGCGGAGAAT